GAAGTAGCTGCAACAGAAGGCGAAGAAGTCGCCGAAGAGATCTCCGATTCCACAGTGGAAGAGGAAGTAACACCAACAACAGAAGGAGACGAAGTGGACAACACCGTCACAAACGCGGAAACCGTCGAGACGGTCGAAGCTGCTCAGTCAACAACAGCCGCAGCGAAGCCAATCGTAGGCGGATCATTCACCAAGCCACGCTTAGAGTTTACAGCTGCTAAGTATGTCGAGAACACAATTCGCGCAGCGATGGGCGACGATCAAGCTCGCCAGTACGTTCTCGCGGCAGATAACACAACAGATAACGCGGGCCTAGTACCTACTCGCCAGATGGCCGAAGTAGTTAACGGACTATCTACACTTATCCGTCCATCGATCGACGCGATCTCTCGCGGAACTCTTCCAGATGCGGGCATGACTTTCGAGATCCCTAAGATCACGCAAGCTCCTACAGTGGCAGTTCTAGCCGAAGACGCTTCACCAATGAGCGACACAGATCAGAACGCAGCTTTCATCACTGTAGACGTTAAGAAGTTCGCAGGACAGCAGACTTTCTCAGTCGAGCTTCTCGATCGTACTTCTCCAGCGTTCTTCGATGAGCTAATCCGCAACATGGCAGCAGCTAAGGCCAAGGCCGAGAATGCTTACGTTAACGGTCTTCTAATCTCAGGAGCTACAGCGGACGGCACTACTACGACTACTTATCCAACAGCTGCCGAGCTACTTGGAATTATCTCTCGCGGAGCTGCTTCTGTTTACTCAGCTACAGCTGGACTTCCACGTCCTTTCGCGAAGTCACTTATCGCATCGACTGGTCAATGGGCTAACCTAATGACTCTTAACGATTCAGGACGTCCAATCTATAACGCTTCACAGCCACAGAATGCGGGCGGTGTAGTTCGTCCAGATTCACTAATGGGCAACGTAGCGGGACTAGATCTCTACGTCGATCCAACTAACGCGGGCGATGGCGACGGAACTCTTCTAGTCGTTAACCCAGACGCTTACACATGGTACGAAGGCCCTACTTTCCGCCTACGCGCGGACGTAATCGCTTCGGGCCAGATTACAGTCGGCTACTACGGTTACGGCGCACTAGCGACCAAGATCGCAGCTGGCGCATTTAAGAATAACAAGCAGTAATCCGAATAAATCGATCATCGCCTAGTTCGCTCCCGAGCTAGGCGAGCAGTAGAAGGGAAGGGCTAATGCCTAACATCATTACAGCTTCGCAGCTAAGATCCGTCTTAGGCGTTAGCTCTTCTCTCTACGACGACGCTTACTTAAACGACATCATCGACACAGCGGAGCAAGTTATTCTCCCGCTACTTATTCAGAACTCGACAGCTGTAATCGAGTACGAGCTGGACACTAACGTCGCAACATTCTTTACTCGTCGGACGCACCCTTTTGTCGTAGGACAGTCGATCGTCATTACTGGACTTCCAGCTCCATTTACAGCCACTCACACTCTTACACTCGTTACAGATTCTTCATTCTCTGCCGCTCTTACATCGTCGAACGTAACACGTCGCCAGATTATCCCGAACGGCATGGCAACACTTAGCGGTTATTCAGCTGCGACTCTCTACGTCGGAAACGCGTCGATCGAGTCCGCTATCTACGCCGTATCTATCGAAGTCTTCCAATCTCGCACAGCTGCGGGCGGTCAGATCGAAGGCGTGGACTTCCAGAGTTCGCCCTACAGAATGGGCCGCAGTCTCCAGAATCGTGTAATCGGCCTCTTAGGTAATTACATAGATGTCGACGTAATGATCGGCGGCTAACGTGCCAGCTTCTTCTATTCTTACGAGCGTCCGTACTCCGCTAAAGACAGCGATCCAAGGAGTAGCGGCTAACACTTACGACGCAGTTCCAGAAGCTCCGATCGTTCCATTCGCGGCAGTCACTCCGAGCGTTCCGTATCTACAGCCGACGTTCTTGGGTAAGGCGAATGTCAAGCTAAAGGTAAACCTAGTAATAAGCGTAGGCGTAGCGATCTACGATAATCAGAGCGCACTCGATAACTGGGAGAAGCTCGTAATTAGCATTCTGGCGGCCGTTCCGTCAGGGTATGAAGTCGGAGACGTATCGAATCCGATTCCGTTAACGATAGGCGCGTCAGAGATTCTCGCGGGCGAGATTCAGCTTTCCACCTATTACACACAAACAAACTAAGGAGAAACAATGGCCACGACCGTCATTACTGGACGCGATCTCGCTATGACGATCGCGACTAAGAACTACGACGAGCAAGCGACAAGCGCGACGCTTTCAGCGGACGTCACTATCGAAACTTACGACACACTTTATTCGAAGGCTTACAAGTCGATCGATTCACAGTGGACGTTCGACGTCGAAATGCTTGCAGACTGGGGCGCAGCGGATTCGCTCTGCGAAGCTCTATGGACAGCGGCAGAGACAGCACCTAACACGACTCTAGCGGTATCGCTAACAGCTGTAACAGGCGCAGTCTTTAGCTTTAACGTTCTTCCACTATTTCCAAGCGTGGGCGGATCATCGCCAGACGCTCAGACTGTTAGCATGAGCTTTACAGTCGTGGGAACACCTACAGAGACATTTAGCTAAAAAACAGAATCGGGAGCAATACATGAAGCTAGAACTAGAAGTCCAGTACCTATCGGGAGACGTCGCTACTTACGTCGCAGCTCTTCCAGAATGGGTTAAATGGGAACGAAAGTTTAACGCAACAGTAAACGAAGCAGAATCGAAGCTAGGTCTCGAAGGGCTTACATTCTTGGCTTATCACGCTATGAAGCGCGAAGCAGCTGGGAATCCTGTAAAGCCTTTCGAGATCTGGGTCGAAACTGTAGAAGGAATTAACAGTAAGAAGTCAGACCCAAAAGCTGGCCCGTCGGAAGCTTAAATCGGATCATCGTCGAAGTCGCAATAGCGACCCAGATTCCGATGAGCGAATGGCAGACGGCGGAAGATTTACTCACAGCTATAGAGATCTTGGAGAGGCAGAATGGCAGATAAAAGCGGCCGCGGCACTTATGCCATTACTGTCGATCCATACGAGTTTAAGAATCTTCTCGGGCTTCTGGGTTCGTTCCCAGCGGAGTATCAGCAACTCGTAAGAGATCGGGCGCAGCCTATGTCTCAGAGACTAGCTGGCCAGCTCATGATGAGCGGTCTATCTGCTCCAGCTCCACAGACGAAGCTCGTAGTCCAGACGATCAAGTCTCCACGCGATCGTCTTATTCGCGTCGACATCGGCGGCCCTAAGAAAGTCGGTCGTCCTTATGGCGGAGAAGCTTCTAAGAGCGGTAAAGGCGCGAAGGTTCGTCGTCAAGCTGCGCCAGCTGGCGCGCTGCTCTGGGGAACAGAGTACGGATCGCATGGCGGCGTCGACTCGATCGGCCGAACATTTACGAACAGATTTAAGACTCCCTACAATAAGCGCGGCTACTGGATCGCTCCAGCTGTCGACTTCTATGTCCCAGTCGTAGCCCGCGAATACTCGCTTATGGTTCAGCAGATCGCTAAAGAATTGAGGCTCAACTAATGGCGGGCATTCCGAAGATAAAGATTACTTTCGACGCCGACTTTGATCAGCTAAAGAAGGGCGTCAAGGGCGCACAGAATGAAGTCGAAGGCTTCGGATCTAAGATGGGCGACTTCGCTAAGAAGGCGGGAGCTGCGTTCGCTGTAGCTGGAGCGGCTGCGGCTGCCTATGCTGGAAAGCTTCTTGTCGATGGCGTTAGATCTGCGATCGAAGACGAAGCAGCTCAGGCAAAACTCGCTACGACTTTACAGAACGTCACAGGCGCAACAAATAACCAGATCGCAGCTGTAGAGAGTTACATAACTCAGACAGCACTAGCTAACGGAATTACGGACGACGTTCTTCGTCCATCGCTGGATCGCTTGATTCGTTCGACGGAAGACGTCACAAAAGCCCAAGAACTCCAGACCTTAGCTCTAGACATCGCAGCGGGAACAGGTAAGGATCTAAAGACAGTCTCGGAAGCTCTCGGTAAAGCTTACGACGGCAATCTAGGCGCACTCCGAAAGCTCGGCGTAGGCATCGACGATTCGATCATCAAGTCCAAGAACTTCGACGCTGCGGCAGCTGCACTCTCTAAGACTTTCGAGGGCCAAGCTTCTAAGCAAGCCGAGACTTTCCAAGGAAAGATGGCTCGTCTTACTGTTGCATTCGATGAAGCGAAAGAGACTGTAGGTTCTTACGTTCTAGACGCTATTACGCCGCTTGTTAGTTCGTTCGTGGATAAAGGAATCCCAGCGATTCAGGACTTGGCTAGTAATCTAGGTAAAACACTCGGGCCAGCGTTCGGCGAAATCTTTAAGGTCATTCGCGATGACGTGCTTCCAATCTTGACTTCTTGGTGGAAGTTCCTTTATGACGAAGTTATTCCAGCAATCGGTAAAATCGTAGGCCCAGCACTCGAAGGCCTTAAATCGATTTTCGATAAAATTAAAAAAGCTCTTTCCGATAACTCGGCCGAATTAAAGCCATTTTTGGGATTCTTAAAAGATGTATGGGCATTCGTCGATAAGTATTTAGCTCCGCTTCTTGGTGGGGCGTTTAAGCTCGCGCTAGAAGCCATCGGAACGATCGCCGCTGGCTTGGTTACTTCATTCTCTAAGCTTGTCGGATTCTTGACTAGTACTTATAACAACGCAAAAAAGATTATCGATTTCTTAAAGAATAATCCCGTTACTAATTTATTCGATGGTGGAGCAAAAGGTCTTAAAGCTTCTGTACCGTTCCCAGAAGAAATCGTCGTCGTTCCAGAAGACAATGGATTCCAGACTTTGCCGCCTACGGGAATCTTTGCTCCGACTCCAGATTCGCCTACATTTACAGGCGCGCCGCTTGGAGCTTATTCTCCAGCCATGCAAGCCGCGATCTTACGCCGAGAAGAATTAAAGGCCGAGACCGAAAGACTTCGTAAAGAGCGAGAAGATGCCGCAGCTGCTCGATTAGCAGCTACAGGCGGAGAATCAACGGGAACTCGAATCACGTTAAACATGGGCATAGTCGGAGATCCAGAGTCGGCAGCTCGTACTCTCATCGATGTAGTTAATAAGTCCCAAGCGCGCGGCACTTTAGGCGCGGGAGCGTTCTTAACAGTATGACCCTATGGACTCCAGTCTGGAGCGTTCTTATCGATGGAGTCGAGTATAAGAACGTAACTCTAGCAAATCTCACTGTCGAATCTGGTCGCCGAGACATCTATCAGCAAGCTGTAGCGGGCTACTGTAGTTTATCAATTCTTAACATCGACGATGATCCGATCACTGTAGGTATTAACTCTGCGATTACTGTCTTCGTAGAGAACTCAACAGCCACTCCAGTAGCAATCTTCGGCGGAAGTGTGAGCGACATTCTTACGACGGTGGAAAGATCGGGAACTGGCGGACTAATCCAGACTATTACCGTTACGGCTCTCGGCGCGCTTTCGCGTCTTCCAAAAGTCTTAACCGAAGGAATACTAAATAAAGAGTACGAAGGCGATCAGATCTTCGACGTGTTAGATGGCATTCTTTACGGAGCTTGGAATGAAGTTCCCGCAGCTCTTCACTGGGCAGATTATGACCCGACTACGACATGGGCGGAAGCCGAAAATAGCGGCGTGGGACAAATCGATCGCCCAGGCAATTATGAGCTAACAGCCAGAAGCGCAAACGTGACAGATGCTTATTCATTAGTCGCAGCTTTAGCGACTTCTGGACTCGGTTACATTTACGAAGATTCCGAAGGCCGCATCGGGTACGCGGACAGCACTAGAAGAAGCACTTACTTAGGCGCGAATGGTTACGTCGAGCTTTCGGCTTTAGACGCTTACTCCAGTGGACTCCAGACATCGACCAGAGCGGGCGACGTTCGTAACACTGTGACTATTACTTATAAAAATGGCCAGCAAGTTACTAACAGCGATTCCGCTTCTGTAGCTCTTTACGGATCACTCGCTCAAAACATTCTCACGACTTTAGAAAACGGTTCGGACGCTACGATCCAAGCTGCGTTCTACCTTGCTCTTCGCGCTTACCCAAGAGCTAACTTCGAGTCGATTCGCTACCCACTGGGAAGCCCTAACGTAAGCGATTCGGACAGAGATTCCCTTATAAGCGTCTTTATGGGAATGCCCGTAAACATTTCAGATTTACCCGTAAACATGGGATCAAACTTCCAAGGCTTCGTCGAAGGCTGGAGATTCTCGGCTGGCTATAACTCGCTGGCGATCGATCTTTACATAACGCCGATCGCTTATTCACTCGACGCGTTCCGCTGGAATGACGTTCCCGCTTCCGAGAGATGGAACACTATTAGCCCTACACTTACATGGTTAGAAGCGACAGTAGTCGCATAGAGAGGAAAACATGGCAACTACGACACCTAACTTCGGCTGGGTAGTACCGACTTCGACCGACTTGGTTAAAGACGGAGCTACAGCGATCGAGACACTTGGCGATTCTATCGATGCGTCTTTAGTCGATCTTAAAGGTGGAACGACTGGACAGGTTCTATCTAAGAACTCTGGAACAGACATGGACTTTACATGGATCGAACAGGACGACTCGACTCTTTCATTTAACGCACAGACTGGAACTACTTACACTCTTGTAGCTGCCGATCTTGGAAAGTTCGTAACGATGTCTAACAGTTCGTCGATTACCTTGACAGTTCCGCCATCGGTATTCGTAGCGGGAAACACTATCAACGTTCAGAGTATCGGAACAGGAATTACAACATTCGCGCAAGGCGCGGGCGTTACGATTACTTCTACTGGCGCATCTTCTTCAGCTCCAAAGCTACGCGCTCGCTATTCTGCGTGTACCGTAATCTGCACAGCTTCTAACACATTTACGATCGTAGGAGATCTTAGCTAATGCCGATTCTTGGAATCTTCGCGTCTGCTCAGCCGCCAGTTCCGATTAGCGTCGAAGTTCTAGTAGTCGGCGGTGGCGGTGGTGGTTGCGGTTCTCAACAGCGCGGCGGCGGTGGTGGTGCTGGCGGATTTAGAACGACTACGCTTTCACTATTTAAGGGAAACTCTTACACTGGAACAGTCGGAGCGGGTGGAGCTGTTGCATCTAATGGCAGCGATTCAGTCTTTGACACAATCACAAGCGCGGGCGGCGGTAAAGGCGGAAACTCGACGCAAGATGGCGGAGCTGGCGGTTCTGGTGGTGGAGCTGGTAACAGCGGAAGCGTAGATCGCTTCGGTGGAGCTGGTAATACACCAAGCACATCACCGTCGCAAGGTAATCGGGGCGGAAACAATACGGGAACGGTTAGCTACATTCCTTACAGATCGGGCGGCGGTGGTGGTGCTGGCGCGCAAGGTAAAGACTTAATAGGTGGAACTACAGCTCCGCCATCTTTAGGCGGTAATGGAACAGCTTCGAGCATTACTGGTACTTCGATAACTTATGCTGGCGGTGGTGGTGGATCTAACGACGATCCAAATACAAGCGCGGGCGGTACAGGTGGCGGCGGTACAGGTGCAAGCAAAAACGGAACTCCAACAGCGGGAACAGCTAATCTCGGCGGTGGTGGTGGTGGAGTCTGGGACGCATCTTCTACAGCTGGAAGCGGTGGCTCTGGCGTCGTTATTCTTAAATACGTCGACACTCTTAACATTACAGTCTCAGGATTAACCAATAGCACTTCTACATCTGGCGGCTTTAAGGTTACGACATTACAAGGCGGAACAGGGACGGTGAGCTGGACATAATGGCACACTACGCATTCATCGACGAGAATAATCTCGTAACAGAAGTAATAGTCGGAATCGATGAGACCGAACTAATCGACGGTCTAGATCCCGAAACATGGTACGCAAACTTCCGAGGACAAACCTGTAAGCGAACTTCTTATAACGGCAATCTAAGAAAGAACTTCGCGGGAATCGGCTACACATACGACGCAGAGCGCGACGCATTTATTCCGCCGCGTCCAGATAACGCGGTCTCACTGGACGAAGAATCGTGCCAGTGGATTATCACTTGGGAGACGACATGAATTATCCAATCGGAACAGCTGCGGCAGTAGTAGAAGTAGCTCTTAAAGAAGTCGGTACTGTCGAAGAAGGCGATAACCTTACGAAGTACGGAAAGTTCACGAAGGCCGATGGTCTGCCTTGGTGCGGATCTTTCGTTAATTGGTGCTTCCATGAAGCGGGTGTAAAGCTTCCATCGATGGTCTCTACAGCTGCGGGAGCGCACAAACTTAAAGAAGTAAGTCGCTTCGTAACGGTAGAGCCTAAGATCGGAGATCTTGCATTTATGGACTTTCCGCATGATGGAGTCGACCGTATTAGCCACATTGGAATAGTCGTAGGAGTCAAGTCGAAGACTGTTATCACGATCGAAGGTAATACTTCGGGAACAGGCGATCAGCGTAACGGCGGAATGGTAATGATTAAAGAGCGGGCATTCGGGAGCGGTAAAGAGATCGTAGGCTTCGGACGTCCTAAGTTCGTGGCTTATGCTGGCGATTATCCGATCGTCGAAGTACCTACTCAATCGGCAACGAAGCCGAAGAAGGAGAAAACTAATGGCAAACTTAAAGCCGTTACTCGCAAGCTGGGCGCGTAGCTTCGCAGCTGCGTCGTTAGCTGTTTACATGGCTGGCGTGCAAGATCCTAAGGCAATTCTTACAGCTGGCTTAGCCGCTGTTCTGCCTGTAGTTCTACGCTGGCTAAATCCTAAAGATGCAGCTTTCGGGTTACAGGGGAAGTGACTCGGAAACTACTGGCGGGAAGTCTGGCCTTAGTCCTTTCGGTCGGGCTTTCTGCCTGTGGTTATCAGGGCTGGATTCGCTATGAATGCCAAGAGTTCGAGAACTGGTCGAAGCCAGAATGCCAAGAGCCACAGTGCGTCCCTACTGGAACGTGCACTAGCGACGTCCTTGGAGAAGAAACTCCACAGCCCAGCCCGACGCCGTAGCCCAGAAGAAGTCCACGCGACTCTCATTCTCATAATCGGATCTACCTTAGCGGCGGTCTTCTTGATCGTTACTCTTGGAATTACCTACGCGCTTATCTTCGTTACTCAGCCGATCGGTGGACAAGCTCCTAACGATGCGGCCTTTATCGATCTTCTAAAGACTCTTTCGATTTTCCTAACTGGATCACTGGGCGGAGTTCTTGCGGGTAATGGATTAAAGTCCAAGCCGAAAACACCAATCGACACGCCGACAGATAAGCGGGAATCTTGACCTAGACGCGTTCTTGCTTCACTCTTTACATAGGGAGCGCGAACGTCGTTCCCAGTATCGGGAGCTAGTAATGAATGAATTATCGATTATCGTCATGATGCTAATAGCTGGGATCTTATGGTCAGCGATGAGCTACTCAGTCGGTTATAAAGAAGGCCAGCGAGAAGGCTTTAAGCGCGGTCGAGCTGTATCACGTCACGCAGCTAAGGACGTGCGCTAATGAGCTTCTTAGACAATTACGAAGACGTAGCGGCCAGAATTGCCCGCCTATGGTTAACACACCCTACAGCTAGGGTTCAGACTAACATCGTGGACTTTAACGCCGAAAAGGGTTACGTCCTTATCCAAGCCCAGATCTTTCGCGAGTACGAGGATCTAAACCCATCGGCTACCGATTACGCATTCGGTAACGTAGCAACTTATAACGTCAACATGAAGAAGTTCTTCGTCGAGGATACTGTCACATCGGCGATCGGTAGAGCTATCGGATTACTACTTGGAGCGGACAAGCGTCCGACTCGTCAGGACATGGAGAAAGTCGAAACTATTAGCGCGAAGGTGGCTAACTCAACGGCCGACGATTACGATCCTTGGACTCAGAAGTTCGGCGAAGTGCCAAGCTATAAGACGGCCGAAGAAGCCGAACAGAGCGGCATTCCTAGCCTTGGATCATCGATGGACGAGATCGCTAAGCAGCTGGGCGGAGAACTAATTCCAGAAGCTCCACAGTGCAGCCATGGCCATCGAATCTTTAAGACTGGCGAAGCTAAAACTGGTAAAGCTTGGGGCGGCTGGTTCTGCGTCGAGAAGACCAAGGCGACACAGTGTTCGCCGCTCTGGTACGTCTTAGCCAGCGATGGCAAGTGGAAGCCACAGGTCTAAAGATGAGCGACTTAATCGAGATTATTTATCCGCAATCAATGACGGCCAAGCTTCTACAGAATGGCGAAGTTATAGCCGAGTATAAAGTCGAACAGTGCGACAGCTGCGCGAAAGTAAAGAAGCTAGACGCTTTCGGTTATACCAAGGGACAGGGCGGAGAGAAGTTAACCTGGCTCTGTGGTGACTGTAGATGAAGGTAAAGCCCACGATCGAAGATAAAGTCTTAGCTCACACTGTAGCTCTAGAACGAATCGCACAGGTCAACGGCCACCCAGACGCTTCTAGTCGATACGACAGACAGCTCGGCTTCCATGATTACGTCGCGCAAGTGGCCGAGTCAATAGTCGCCGAGATCTTGGTCGCTCGCTACCTTGGTTACACAGACTTCGATCCAAGGTCGTCACAGTTTAAGAAGACGGCAGATGTCGGAAGCTTTATCGAAGTAAAGTGGACACGTTACGAGACTGGTCAGTGCATTATCGGCGAAGGCGATAGAGCTACAGACGTGGCCGTCCTAGTCGTAGGCACTAGCCCTAATTACAGATTAGCGGGCTGGATACCTGTAGCCATGGCTAAGCGGCCTAAGTATAAGAACTCTAAGCAGCCTACTTGGTGGGTAGATCAAAAGAATCTACAGCCGATCGAGAATCTAAAGGGGAGTAACTATGGACAAGCTGCGCTTTAAGTGCCGAGTCTGCAAGAAGGACACCGATCAGCTCATTCGTGTAATTACAGATAATCTTCCAGAGAATGTAAAGACGATCCAGTGCTGCGTCTGCTCGACTATGACTGTGGCACTAATTGGAGAAGCTAATGGCGATCTATGAATACAGATGCGAAGTGTGCAGTAAAGAGCTAGAGATACAGCGTCCCATCGAGGACACACTGGCCAGAGATCCTTACTGTCCGAATTGCACTGTCCCTATGAAGCGCATTTACTCGCTTGGTGGGATCGTGTTTAAGGGTAATGGGTGGGGCGGTAAGCCATGAAGTTATCCACAGAAGTTATACACAGGCTGTGCGCAACGCCCAAGACTACGCTCGTTACACTGTTAAACTTGACAGTCTCGGTACGCTGTTATCGCTTAAAGCGAGCCGCTGTGGCGGATAGCTCGCTAAGGCGAATACAGCTATCGGCCAAGCTCTATGCTCTTACGGCTCTGCTCTTAACAGTGAGCATTCCAGAAGCAACAGCTAAGAACTATTCTGTAGATCATCTAAAGCTCTACGCTCATTCTCGGATCTTGGATTATAAAGAGTTTCAGTGTTTTAACAGAATCATTACTAAAGAATCCAGATGGTCTTATACAGCTAAGAACGGTAGCCATTACGGACTAGGCCAGATGCGATCCAAGCATTACAGAGACTTAGATCCATTCAGACAGATAGACGCTACTCTTAAATACATTACGAATCGTTACGAGACAAGCTGCAAGGCTTGGGCTTTCCATCAGATTAGGAACTATTACTAATGACTCTACACTCACAGCGTAAGAGCAACTCGACACAGTGGAAGAAGCTACGGCTACGAATCCTTAATCGTGACGGCTGGATCTGCTTTTGGTGTGGCCAAGAGGCCAACACTTGCGACCATGTAATCCCAGTAGCTAGAGGCGGGTCAGATGATCCAGATAACCTAGTCGCAGCGTGTAAGCGATGTAACTTCTCACGCCAAGATAGGCTTCCAGAAGAGATGGATCTTGCGAAGAAAAAGGTAGGCGGTGTTTTTTTTGATGGGAGTTCCAC